GTTCTCTAACAGGACGAATAAAGGTTTACGATTAACAAAACACCTTAGAAAGCAAAAACAGAAAAGAAGTAATCAAAAGAAAGACGCAACGAACAAATTAGTCTTTTGGTTAAAACAATTTGAAACCGTTGTGATCCAAGACGAAATGTTGGCTAATTGGCAAGCGTCTGGGCATGGTAAGAAAATAGAAAAGGGAATTCTGGGACACGTTAAAGCGATCCTAAAAACACTTTCCAATACATTTGTTTTGGATCGTTCATTGCCAACGTCGAAATATTGCTTTGATTGTTTTCACAAAAATGACGATCTTAAAGTATGGGAGCGTGAATTCGTCTGTCCCAGCTGTGGTGTTATCACTGATCGTGACGTGCATGCTGCACAGAACATGATTGCTTTCTATAAATTAATACAGATGGTACCTATGGAATGTAGGGATCCAAAGAGGATTAAGAAACTCTTAATCGATATTGAAAAGCGTGCGGAGATAAACCCCTCTAGACCACTAGATGAAGTAATTCAACTGGCGATCCAAGGGCTGTCTATGAAGCACGAAGCCACAGATACTAAGTATCGTGGTAGTTCACCAGTAACATCAAAATGAGATCTTTTGTAAAATGGCCGCAGAACAACTATCCGTCTTGTGATGGATCCAAATATTTCCACGACATTGCCGATACAAACATTGATTACGGCAATATCAAGAATATTTTACATTCAGGGAAACAACAACTATTATTGACACAAGGTATTGTTGTTGATGTAGAACCAATGACAAGTGAACATTATCTTGAACAATGTAGTGTTGTTCGAGGGCATCGTCCATCGCTTCCGGAAAACGAACATGCTTGTGTCAACCCTGGCAAGATTGATCATTATGCACAGCTGATGAAAAAAGGCGAAAAGTTTCCTCTTCCAATGTTGAACTACGTGTTTGGTAACCAGGATGGTCGACATCGCGCTTTGGCAGCATTAGCTAATCATGCAAGCAAGATCCCCGTAATCACATTCAAATATAGCGGTGACGATTATCTTCGCCAATTTGCTGATTATCCAGATTCATGGAAATCAACACAAGGCTTGATCATTGATAATGCCAATAATAGAATTGTAGCAGATTGTCGTCATTGTAAGACGATTGACGATATTAAACACACGATAGAACGCGCTAGAACGACGTATAACACGCCCCTGACTGAGTCTATGATTAAGGACACCAAAGACATTGGCGAAACGTTTATACGACGAATTAGCGCACTTTCTGCTGGTTCAGATATTCAAAAGAACAAGGCTGTTTTGACACTTGATAATGATGGAGATTTTCGAGTCTCGCTGATTACACAAAACGCCGGAAAGTATGATGTGTTTGCTAATGGAACGCTTTACAAAGAAACGTTTCATTTGACCGATTACAACCTGTGGCGTGTTTGTCAATCGTTATCTAGTGCCAAGTGCGCTGAGGATCTTTGGAAGGTGTGTTATCGTCTTAAACAGGATCAACCATCTACCGATTCATCTCTCAACATTTCGTATCTTCAAAACACTTTCATTGATCAAATCCTGTTGAACTTTACAGGATCTTACAAATACGTTGGCTCAACGTATGTGGTGATGATTGATGTTAACCCAATGATCAAAATTGAATTCATCATTGAAGGTAATCATGTGACATTTGAGCACAATATCACCAACTACTACATTGGTACTATTGATGTTGTTGGTCATGCAGCTGACGATATGATCAATAGCTTCGATAAGGTTATACGTTCAGTTAATCAGACAAAGTCGATTCGTTTGTTGGACGATTTTGTGAGGAGGTTCAAATGAAGACAGCAGTAGATTATCTATACGAGCAGTTACTGAACGAGGCAGTGATTGGAAAAGACGTCGTTAAATTCTTGGGAATCTTTAAACGTGTCAGTGGAACCTTTCTGGGTCCATTAGCAATTCCTGAAACAAAGATCAACGGTAAGAAGTGCATCACTGTTCAATGCTTCAATAGCAAGGACCGTAAAAACGTAGTTGCAACGATCGTGTTGCTGCCATCTTCAATCACACAGGTTACACAAAAGGTGAACAACGTTTTTGTTTCAACAAGAAGCTCTAACGTCATTAAAGCATGTGAAAAGGCACTGTCGATCTTAGACGTTGAGAGCAACAGAACAACAACTAGTGTTGACGGACATAAAGTGATTGTTTTTGGCCGCGAACTTGATGATGATCAGTGGCAGACTAATATTCAATCGATCCTAGCAAAATTGAACGAGCAAGTTCTTTCTGAAGCTGTACAAAGTACTATCAGTGTTGCAATAGGAAGCGCATCAGCAATGATTCGATTGCGAGGAGGAGGAAATCCTGAGCTTAATAATCTTGTTCATGTGATCACTAATCTTCGTGATGTGTTGTTTGTTCAGCGTGTAGAGGATAATGGAACCTCAGTCAAGTTCACGTTTGGTAAGATTGGTCGCCCACAGATCACATTGATAGTTCAACGTGTGGACAAAGGTCTGTATTATGGCCCAAGATCATTTGGCTACAATGTTGGCCAGATTGTTGGTAAGAATAACAACAAACTAGATTGTGCAGTAGCGTTAATTCAAGTTGCAGATCGAACAGGCGTTTATGGTTACAGTGGAATCAACACGAAATTGAAGTTCGCTTCTCGATCTCAAACGAAGATTCGAAACAACAACGTTGCTGGAGTGCCATTGAACAAACAAACAATGAAAGAAGTTGGCTCGTGGCTACGAAAGATGTCGACAATGAACACAGCAATTCAAATTATTAATAGCTGGAATCAATTGGTTCGATCGGTTGGTGAGTAATGCTAAAATGGCCCATATGGGCCATTTTCTTTTGTTGTCTTCTTAGTTTCATTGATGGATAATGATTGTGACAATTTTAAGGGGTGAGATTATGGAATTTCAATTGAACGTATTGTTGAACAATGTCGATCATCGAACAATTAGAGTTTGTAGTACTGTGTTGTATTCTGACAAACTAGTGATCCAACGTTGTAACAAATACGGCAATCCAAGTAGAACTGAATACGTGGTTGATCGACAACAGGTGATTGAGCTTGCCAATCAAATTCTGAAGCATTATAATGAGGAGCAGCCTAACAATGAAGATTGAGAAGGTTGTATCAGTTTCAATTACTGATACAGGTTATGATGTCGTGATGACAACTGAGACTGGAAACACTGCGATTGCACATCTTGATGAAAATTGGGTTGTACAGGTTGTTAGTCGAATTGAAAACAATAACGGAACCCAAGAAATCAGTGGTTATTCAGTGATCCCTCAGCCAGTTCGTGAAGCAGTGGCAAAGATTAAAAACAATTCTACCATTTGCGAATCACTGCTGATGAACGGCGTTTGGTTGGCAGTGTAATATTAAGTGAAGTACCACGATGCTAAAGCATCAGTGGTTTCCTACTCTGAATGTTCCATTGAACGATTCACTTTGCTGAACACCTAAGTTTCAGTAGTAGGCGTTAATTCCCGTACTTCCTACGGTATTTGATCTTTTCAACTAGAGATCAATTTTCAAATCTCTTAAACCTTGATTGAGAATGTTCATGCTAGCATTGTAATCTCGATCCAAAATAGAGTTACATTGAGGGCATGTCCATTCTCTTTCATTCAGGGTTAACGTTTTGTTGACGTAACCACAACAATTACATGTTTTGGAGGAAGGATACCAGCGTGACACTTTATGGAAAATCTTACCGCGTTTCTTACATTGCCACTCCATTTCTAACAAAAACATTCCAAAACCGCTATCAGAAATTGATTTTGCCAGATGATGGTTTTTGACCATTCCTTTAACATTAAGATCCTCACAAACAACAATATCGTTCATCTTGGCTATCGATGAAGCAGTTTGTTTAATGAAGTTCTTACGTTTATTGGCAACCTTCTTGTGCTGTTTAGCTAAACGCTTTCTGGACTTTTCTCTGTTTTTTGAGTTTTTATGTTTTTTGTTGTGTTTCTTTTGGAGTTTCTTTAACTTCTTTTCAGACTTTCGGAGATACTTTGGGCTTTCAAAAACCTCACCATCACTAGTAACAGCAAACGTCTTAACACCTAAATCGATTCCTACACCAGTTTTGAATTCTGACGGTTGAATGCACTCAATATCACAATTCCACTCAATGACATAACTAACAAACCAACAGTCACACTTATCTTTAATGATTGTGACAGACGAAGGTTTCCCTTTGAGTGGTTCGTGAAACACAACTTTGACCAGAGTGTTTATTTTTGGAAGATGGATTTTCCCTTCTTGAAAATGGCCATTTAGGTTTGTTATACGAATCCCGCTTTCATCGGTTTTCTTGGCTTTGAAATGGGGATACTTTTTAGGATTCTTCTTTTTGGGGGAACTATCCTTTAACGCCTTTTCTAGATCTCTCAACTTTTGTTGAAGAGATGTTGACTCTGCATCTTTCAACCAAGCATATTCTTCATCATTCTTGAGTTGTGCCAGTTGAGCAGCCATTTCATTATAGAATACAAACTTCTTTTCGTTTTTGTAACGATCGTTATTCTTTTCTAAGAATTTGTTCCATACAAATCTAGCGCACCCAATCCATTGATTGAGGATTCGCTCTTGTTCTTTATTTGGATACATTCTGAATTTTTGACGAATCTTCATCTAAGTACACTAGTATTGTTTGCTATTATTTATACTATTATTTATGTTAAATCCAAATCCACACTGTGTATCTAATCTATCTTGCCATTTAATTTTTGTTTGCAAGTATCGTAAACCTCTTTTAGAAACATATGGGGAAGAGATCAAGAGCTTGTGTTTAGAATGTGCTAATAATTCGACTAAGTTTGAAATTGTTGCAATGGAGGTTGATCGAGATCATATTCATTTCACGATTAACTATTCAACACACGAAACAATCAAAAATATTGTTAAACAATTAAAAAGCTACACAACGTTCTACATTTGGGAAAATCATGGGGATGAGTTAAAAACTGAGTTTTGGAAACATAAGATGTTTTGGACCGATAGTTACTTTGCCTGCTCAGTAGGTGATGCTAGCAGAGAAACAGTTCAACGATACCTTGAAACCCAAGGTGGAAAACCACAAGCAATTCATCCACGGTGCTAAAGCATCTGTGGTTTTCTTGCTTGAATCTTAAATAACATTATTGAATATATTCAAAATATTATGGCTGAATTGTCTGGTGACGTTTTCAAGAACGCAAATGTTGGTGACATTGTCACTCACAAAAATCACAAGTACATGATTGTGTATAAAGACACCACTCTTGGTCGGGATTTTGTTATTAAATACATTCCTGGCAAGTCTGAAGGCGAACCTATTAAGCGCGCAGGTCGTCGTTCTCTTATCGATAAAAAATACGGTGAAAAGGATATCGTTGTTAGTGGGTATCGTGTTAATCGTAAGATCGCTAAGAAAGAAGATGATGGTCGCTTTTATAAAATGATCGTTATCAGTGACCTTGGTACCGTGTATACGATCGACTTTGATTATGAACTCAAAGCATCGCATGGGGACCTTTGGACGATTTATACTGCAGAATACAATAAGTTGTCTGGAAACTCTGCAGTTTACAATGATGAACGTGCTTTTAAAATCACCGAAAAGGCTCTCAAAGCCATTGAAGATGTGGTGATGTTTGTTCCCCTTAAGCCTACCTCCAAAAAGGCAGAAGGCAAGCATATCATTCATTGGGTTGACGAAATGTTGCGTAAAGTTCGTTACAATGATCGTGAGAAGAAGGTTGAAGAGCTTCTTGCAATGCTGAAGAACCCAAAGACTATTGAAGATATTAAGTTCCAGCTAGAATCTCGTGATTATATTTCCAAACACACCAAGCGTGATCATGGTTATACATATGTTGATTGGCCAACAGCAAAAACGAAGTAGTTAAGTGCCGTTAGCCGATGAGCAACAATAAGCCCCCTTAGAAAATCTAAGGGGGCTTCCTTTATATGAGTTCAAGCAAGAAAACCACTGATGGTTTAGCATCGTGGTAGTTCATGATGCAATAATGTCTGTTTTTCCTGTGTTTGCTTTTGTCGCCAACAAACTATAATTGATATCTGATGCAAAACTATCTTTCATGATCTGGATATTACAATTGTGTTCTGTTGGGGTGACTACATGCTTTAGTGATGTGATCAAATATTTGCCAGACAACAGTTTGTCTTCAGGATCATCCTTTTTCGTGATTTGCTGATCTTTTGGGATCGACAAATCAATTGTTGAACCAACTGTATAATCTGAGCGTCCCCACACTTTGATCGTTAAATGTGTTGCTTGCAATCGCGAGATCAATTGCTGACGGATCCCTCGATATTCAAAGTCGGTGTCAGTGATCCCTTGATTTTGCCCCTCAAAGTTCTGAGTGACAAAAGGAACATAATGAATAAAAGCACTGGAGTCAACTGGAACTGTATGGGGGATTGGACTATATTTGTTCAGGTGCTTTTCTTTACTGAAATCACTCTTGTTTCTAATATGAATGTATTGTTGGGTCGCAATATCCAGACCAATCGTTTCACTTCCGTAATACCCGCTATCAATTCGCTTAAAGTGATTAAATCCGGTGCTATACTGGATTTGTTTGATAGTCTGATAATCCTTTGCAATATCGACTACTGTTGATGTGTTTACACTATCGACTGCTGCTTGTTTGGTCCAATTATTAACTGCAAAAGCTTGAATTGGATCCCAACTGCTCAAATATTCTAATGTTGCAAAGATAAATCGATTACGCTGCTCGAAGAACAAATACGTTGGAGAGTTGTTCGCATTGATCGCATGACGACAAACATAATCGATGCATTTCGTCGGCTTCCACATGTTGCTAATGAAAACCAAATCGTTCAATGCAGGCTCAACGATCAATGGGGTCGATGTCATCAATCCATTCAAACGCACAATGCTGGAGACAATCTCATCCGGATGTCCTCTAAACGTTCTTGAAACTCTCGTAGTACGATCTATAGTAGCCTCAACACTGATCAATCGAAGTTGATAACCACTAGTACGTTCTGTCAGTTTGATTTTATCACTGATCGCGTAGATAAAGAACTTCTTGTAATAATACTGATCGTCACCAACGGTTGGGGTGTGAAATGAAACTGAAACGAATTCGTTGCCGACCAATGGGAATAAGTTTGACAGGTTCTGGCCATCAATAATTGTCAACACACCACTAGTAAATGGCTCAAATAAATTCTCCGTGATTTCAATCGACACCACTTGCGGAGCGATATCAAGTTGCATCCCATTGCTACTGGTAAGAATGATTTCCCCAATGATTACATCACCAGCTCTTTTTAGCTTTTCACTCATTTTCGGTTAATTTATCCTTCAGCAGTTTGTTAACGACACTACTATATTCCTGTTTGATCACTTTGATGTGACGCTTTGCTTCATTGATTCGCGTCTCGTATTCATAGTTGGTGATTGGAATAATGTTTTGTGGATAAGCAAATTCATGATCCGCATCATCATCCCACACGTTATCAACAATATTGCCATCAACATCTTCATAATGATGAATCCCATAAGGGTCACTATATTTTTCGTTGATCATGCTCTGAAACTCAACACTTGACAGTGGTGTATCATTGCGCCAATCGAAACGATCATTCGCCAGCATCACCAAGATGTGATTTTGGGGATCCTCGTAAACTTCATTTGCAGTGATGTCAAACGTCTCCCCGTCACCCAATACACGTTGATCATAGTTCAATGCGGTATCAATCGTCTTTTGTGTCAATCTAATATTGGACGTAATATCACTGACATTTTTGTATACCGTTTTACCATTAACGTCAAGCGGATAATACAATGTTGGATATAATTCAAAAATTGTTGACATGATTAATACCCCTTCGCAATACTGCCACGATTGAGTTGTGTGATTTCCATAAACGAAAGATCAAGTTTGATCAATACAGGGCTACCGTCGTGGTGAACGCTGACGGCACCATTTCCATTAGAATAATCAACAGTAATGCTCTTGAGAACACTGGTCGCATGACGAGGCATATGATAGTTGATATCATCGCGATAGTAATGAACAATATCGAACAACGCAGGGTAAATCCACATGAAGTTGTTGACTGTTAATTCTGGATATGCATGGTACTTTAACACACGAATAATCGACTCAATATTTTTCATATCTTCGATACTACGAGCAGCCATCTGAAAACTCATCTGAAACTCCCTCATATCGACATCTTGGAAGATCGCTTCTTTACGTGTGTTCGCAGTTTTACCAACCATACGGGTGAGTGTGGATCCTAAACCAGACTGGGACATCCCATGTAATGCTGATGCCTCAATACCGGACATAGCCATTTCAAAAGCACGACCTGCAGACGAATTAGCATCGCCCGCAGCTGCTTGAGCACCATCCTGTGACCACCCTTTAGCAGCACCAAATATTTCAGCACCAACCTGCATAAGCCCAGCTCCAAACATTGCACTTTGTGAATCCCACACCATCCTATGACTATCTGTGAGAACTGGCGTTGGTAAAGCAATAGCAACCTTCATTTGTTTGAGATCGCTGTTAGCTTCTGCAATCGCACTAGTTGCTCCAGCAACTGCACCAGCACCTACCGCACTCAAACTGAAAACCTTTGCAGCACCCACACTTTTCCCAATAAACGTTGCAACACTTTGAACCAAACCCAAACCACCAACACCAGCACCCGCAAAAAGACCAGCTCCTTTCATCACCCAATCTGCAAATTCTTTATCATTTTGAGCTAGCTGCAAAACATCACTAGTTTCTGCCGATTCGATATATTTTTTGTCTGTATTTTGGTGTGCTTTCGCGATTGTTGCTTCTTCGTGTTCTGTGATAAAGAAAACTGTGTAACAGCCATTGTAACCATACTTGTTGGTAATCAAATCACTCGGGTAAACAAGATTAGTAACTCCACCACCATACATCCCTGTATTTTGTGTCAGCTCATTAACTTTGTTACGATCTGGAACGTTGCCATAGCCCTGCTGGGGTGTTTGCATCACGCCACTTGTTGCTTGTTCACTACTATGCTTCGCTTGTTCGTTCTTTTTTACAGACACTTCTTCAGTAGGTTCCAAAGGATAAGGAGAAGCAACTGCTTCACGCGAGGTGTTATTTTTTTGAGTTTCTTTGGATCCTTTTGACTCCAGTTTCATGTATTGATACAAATCATGATCGGTATACAAAAACACAGTGTGCTTGACCCCCTCAGAATCGGTATACACTTGTTTATCAATAGTTGGATCAATGATATCATGAACTACTGGTTGCCCATTCTTATAGAATGTATACAACCCATTGCTCTTGATAAATGCATAAGGGTTAATAGCCATCAGCGAAATTAAGTATGAATACAATGCGGTGAAATTACTTAACGCTGTGGCTCGACAATACACACAAGGAAAATTCAAACCAAGAAACCCACAAAAATACGTCGGTGATCCAACCGACATCGTGTTTCGTTCCTCTTGGGAGCTAAAATATTCATCGTGGTGTGATTTGAATCCAAATGTGATTCAGTGGTCGTCAGAAACGGTGGTGATCAATTACATCAAGCCAACAGACGGCCGAGTACATCGATATTTTGTCGATTATTGGATGAAGATTAAAGACAAACAGGGTAACATCATCACATACCTTGTTGAGGTCAAACCATACGCACAGACTCAACCGCCTGTAATGTCCAAACGTAAGAAACAATCAACACTCGTTGAAGAAGCGAACACGTTTCTTATCAATCAAGCAAAGTGGAAGTATTGTCGTGAATATTGTGCAAAACGTGGATGGAAATTCATCATCATCACTGAGAAAGAATTAGGTCTTACAAAGTGATTGATACAAAAAGAGCCAGGAAACAAACTCCTGGCTCTTTGTTTCTAAAAGCATTTTGACCGAATCGTTGTGATCAACCCTTGTGAATCTCTCAGGTACGTCTTACAATCTTCAATTAACTGTTGTTGTCGTTGTTGATCATAATTCAATGCAATGAAGTGTTCAGTCATCTTTCCAATGAAACCAACGTCATTTTGCCATTGGCTTCCATATTGTGCATTTAAGAATTCATCATGGCAGACACTGTTCAATTGATATAGTGTTTGGCACCGATTCAATTTTTCGAAAAAATCGTTGCGCGAATTATGCCATGCTGATTTTTTGGTCTTGCTGACGGAACCATTTTTCTTTGTGCTCCACCACACAATTAGCAAGGTACCCACAACCAACAAGACTAACGATACCAGTGAGAAGAACGACATTACCTACTCCAGTAGCAATCTGACAAATAAACCCAGCAACGATACAACCATTGATCAGCGTTACTGCCCAACCAAGCGAATCAATTTGTGCACGTACTCTATTGTACAGAGCAAGATGCTTTTGATGATTGGTGTCGTGCTCCTGAGCACAAAGCCACATCCGGAAGCATACGTTATCAACCCAATGATAAATCGCTACATGGCCAACGAGATAAGCAATCATTAATGCAAACATCTCACCATTACTAAGATGAAGGGGAACTGCATAAAAACAGCTAACGAACATCATCACCGTAATAATTGCATAAAATGCCGCAGACCAACGTGCTGCAAAATAACTATACATCTTTACACCTCCTTTCCAAAAAGCAATTATTTACATTGGGGTCATATTGGATCCTATGCAATTTCCCACTTGATCACACGATTCTTATTAATCGAGCGCCAGTCTTCCTTATTCAGATCATACACACGACGAACAACACTATGATCGTACACACGAGCACCAGATGGATGCTTTTCAGTCGGGATTCGAGCAGGGTTAAGCGTACACGTCATCTTGCGTTCACTACCATCACGCTTTTCAAAAGTAATATGAACCACACGTTCCTTAAGAGCGTTTTCAATCGTGTCGTTCCATTCAACATAGGTCTTGGTTTCGTTCATATCAAATCTCCTTTGTTTGTGACCCTGATATATTACACCATCTCTGTCGAAAGGTCAACCTGGTCAACGGGCAACTACAATCTAAATAAAAATATTGCAACCCTGCACACCTTGTTTTGTACGATCACAAATGGCATTTTTAACGTTTAGACACAGTGACAATAGCGTAACTGAAGCTCAAAAGACACAGAAGCATATTACACTTGGGGTACCACTAACAATGTATCATGTTGATGCTAACTTCAAAGCAATCAACGATGAACTAGTTGGTCTTCATGAAAAGTATGGACTCTCTGTATCTGCTCATGATAGTCAAAAATCGTTAGCTGATATTTTTGGCACAAACAATGTCAATTCGGTGACCCATACAGGTTTCTATCGATTAAACGAAACATCTAATGTTCCGGCCGGTGTTGATGAAAGTGTGTTGATGCACGTACAGAGCAGCACTGGCGGTGTCGATGCTGTTACTGCCATTCAGCTAACTGCAGGGGTTGCTGATGATAATAGTCAAATCCTTTATTATCGTACTAAACAAGGCGAAAACACTTGGAACGCTTGGCAGACGTTTGCAAACAACACACAAATGGATACCAATATCTCAGTGCTGCAAGCTGAGATCGATAAATGTGTAAAGAAAGCTGGTGATATTATGACTGGAGCTTTAACAATCAAAGTTCCATCTACATTCACGGGCAATAACAATATTATCAGTCAAAAAGCTATTCGTCCAGGTAATGGGGGATATCCATCATCACCATCTCAGGACGGATTTACCTATTATGCGTTAAAAGGACCTACACTATCAACGCGCCTTGGGTTTACAGGGTTGTTACAAGACAACATGTCTTTTAGTGGGGTTGCTTTACAGGCGATCAATCCAGCAAACAATAATGCCGATGAAATCGCTGAAATTCGGGTAGGTTGGAAAATGAATTCCAACAACTCAGCATATCGACCATACACATATGCTCCAACCCCTCAAGACGATGGTAATGATAATTTAATTGCTACGACTGGTTGGGTTGATGATCGTATCACCGCGAAGATTGAAGAATCTAACAGCTTTAGTAGTGCTGGGGGTGTGATTACAGGCGATGTGATCATTGAACAGGACCTTACAGTTAATGGCAGCATCGATGCTGGTGAAGGTTTCTTTAATGATAGCGTAATAGTGCTTAATGGTCCTGTAGCTGCCGCACTTCCCTTAACCAAAGGGACCGCCGCATCTGCAAGTAGAGGTTCTGAATCAAATGGATTCTTGGTTATTGATAATAGCACCGAAGCGATGGTCAAAAAAGCTGGCGCTCGTTTCTGGGGGACCGTTAATAGCCAAGGACAATCAACTGCTGAAATTGCAGCAATCAACTGGGCCGAAACTGAGCGTGACGAAGATGCTATTAAAGCAATAATCTCAGTAACAATTAGCAAAGACGGTCGGCATGTGTCTACATCAGCTCCAGTTCCACCAGTCAACGATAACGGCACTCAAATAGCAACGACGGGGTGGGCCCAAAAACTGGCTGATACGAAAATCACTGCAGCATTAACTCAATACGAAATTGATCACCCTTACGATATGGGTGAGCTTTAAAACAAAAAGGCGGGGATGAATTTCCCGCCTTTCTTTTTAAATTGCAGCACCGACAATCATAATCATACGATCTTCACCATCAAAACAATCTACGATCGAAAAATTATACATCTTTTCACCATACTTGAATTCAAGATAGTTATTGCGTTCAACGATAGGTTCAATAACCATTGTTTGCTTAATACGATTAAGCAGCGTATTTTGAATCGAGCTGACCCAAGATTGAACCAAACCTTCATCAATGATATAGTGAACTGTGAAACCACTTTCAGAGTGCACCTTCACGTCCCCAGTGAGGTTACAAACCGACTTGACGTTGTTGACAACCTGTTCGATCTTGTTCGGCATTCATTTGCTCCTTGTTTAACTATTGACATATTATCCACAACACAAATTGAAAAGTGAACTACCATGATGCTAAAGCACCAGTGGCTTACACTCACAAATTACCCCAAATTGAAAAGTCAACAATCCTTTTTGAAAAAATTGACAGGACAAACTTCGCTGAGATCTTCGTCGTTGATCAGGAACTCCATCTTGAAATATTTTCGAGTTTTTGTTGTGCTTTGATACACCTCAATATTGGGGTTAATCGTGTCTAGAACACGTTTATACACGTTCGACCGGTCGTTGTATAGAACTGGACAGGGACTGTCGTATAACGTGTTTAAATCGTTTAATTGCGCGTTAAAATCGCATTGAAAGTACTTGTGGAGATAGTAGCTATAAACAATGTTGCAGAAGATGTACTTTGCTGGGTATACAAGTTCGCTGCCATGCTTGAAAAAGTCGATTACCTGTTCAGCTAATTGTTCATCAGTCTGATTTTCGATCACAGTGTAGGGAAGATTAACATCATTAAACAACCCACTGTATAAACGATATGCAAGCTGCCTACGCTGCTGCCAACTCAAATCATTGAATTTCATTTGGGATTAAACGTCCTTTGCGAATCTTTTCGTAGCACCAACCATCCCATAGGTATAGAGCAACTTCTGCATTAGTAACCTTATAGTAACTAAAACGATCCTTTGCCCATTCGAAGATTTTCTGCATCTGTTCACTAGTTAGATTTTCACGATCACTAAACACAACATCGTCAACAGTAGTTGCTTCAATAAGGCTTTTGATTGTTACAAGTGAAAGATCCTTACGTGTTCGAATCGTGCGGACAGTGATCGTTGGTGTAAGAATATCATTAGCAGAAACCTTTAGTTTGCAATCATCAAAACAAACCAAACGACGATTGCGGTTGTCGATTACACCAACGATCATCAAAGCAAGAATCGTGTTCCCTATATTCAATTCTTCCCTTGGTAGATGAACAACGTCTATTGGGTTATGAGGATCATTTTGAATGATCACATTACCATACCACGTAATGATTCCTTCATCGACCAATCCTTCACACGTAACCTTAACTAGCGAACCATCATCATACTTGGTTTCAAAATGAAGGTAATTCGAGTTGAAGATTTTGTTGATGAATACATTAACATGTTCGACCTTCACATTACCATCACTGTCAGGCTCTGTGTTAATGTACTCCATGAACTGAGTTCGAATTTCACTGTTTGTTTCGTCCATATATGCTGTTTCTTCCATCTCTAGCTCCTAAAAGTTGTCTTTAATGAAATTGTACCTAACAGAAGACAAAAAGACAACAGGTGAAAGAAAAGCCCCCATTTGGGGGCTTACAATTACCAACTACCAGAATATACAAACGTTTGATTATGAGGGTTCTCAGCTAAGAACGTTTTCAGCTCAGTCAAAGCTAAACGAACTTCATCAGCAATCCACCACAGCGTGAAACCACACACACCGCCTGGATAATCTGGATCTTCATCAACTTTGATGTCTTGCTCATGTTGATCAAGCGGATAGAATCGTTCAAAATCATCACAGATGTAATGGTGAACTACCCTTGACTTAAGTCAAGGGCTTCGTGCTTCGCAGACAATCCGCGGACTAAGTCATTGAGATCTAGTCCGGAGGGG